TATATTCTTTGATAAAGTAGATATAAAAGAATATAATCTTTATATTTGCATCGTGATTAATATCAAACCCTATTAACCACGAATTACAATTTGAAATAATCAACAATTATAATATTAAATTATGGAAACAACAAATTTCGTGACCAAAAAATCATTGACCGGAACATTAGCCAACATGTCCGTAAAAGAAGTTATTGAAATCAACATCAAAGATTTCAAAGAGTACTCTATCCGCAATGCAGCTATTAAGCTGAAAAAGAAAGGATATCTATTTAGCGTGTCCAGCGCCGGCCGGATTGATACAACAGCAGTAATGAGATTAAAATAGGAAAGATTGACAGTGGAAGAAAAACCGAACTGCATCGGCAATTGCCGCCTCTGTCCTGATCTGTGCAAATGCCCGCCCGATCATCTTCATTGCGAAGATTGCGGAATCGAAATAGAACCGGGTGAAGGTATCAGTATCGAAGTTGAGGCTATCATATCCGGACATCCCGGCACTAAAATGATAACAGTATGTCCGGTATGTTTCGCGGATCATTATCAGGGAGATGAAACAATAGAATTTGAGTAATAACTAAATTAAAACAATAAGGAGAAATAACAATGACTACAGGAACAATTATCTTTTTAACATTAATTGCCGCCCTCGTGCTGGTACTTGGAGTGGCTGTCATTTGGCAATGTTGCAATATAAGGAACTTAATCGACGAATCCGCAAAAGAAAGTCGGAATGATATATATGGAACCTATAGTAGTTTAAAGCATCTGTTAGTGAAGTATATCGGTGAATCGAAGAAAGATCTTAGCCCCGACTCAGAGAACGCATCTAAATCCAGCCTCTGTCCTCTGGATTTAGATAGCACACGGAGTCTCCGTGACTGCTTGGAGGATATTTGTAAGTTCTACGGCATTCCAGTACATCTCTTAGCAAGGGGAATGCAAGAAGCGGGAAAAGAGCTTAATCTCAAATCAGAGAGTGTCTCTAAATCCGGCCTCAGCCCCGAAAGCGCCACGCCTAATGGTACTATTACGCCGCCTTCATCTTTTAGTGATATAGAACTTCGTAAATACTGCATAGAGCAGACCAATAAAGATCAGGTGTATCTCCGGATAGAAGATGCTCAGAGGCTTTATGACTACATTTTGAATGGTAATCAGTGAGGAAAGGAGGTAACAAATGAGCATTAAAGAAATACTGAGTAGTGATTCAAATTTAAGTGTAACAATAAAATCTACTGATTTGAAAGAGTTTGCGGATCATATTATAAAACAGACGATCAAAGAGGTTTTGGCCTCTAATATGAAGTCGGATGAAGAGTATTTAACCGTCAACGAAACCGCAAAGATGCTTTGTGTTAATCGTAGTACTTTATGGAGTTGGAACAAAAAGGGATACTTATGTCCTGTTGAGATAGGCGGGAAGCGTCGCTATAAAATAAGTGATATTGATTCAATTCTTAAAAATAAACGAACCGATGAAGAACATGAATAGTCTTTCCAAGCATCTGTTTACGGTCATCATAAGCATAGTTACGGTTGCCGGTTGCATCTATGCCGGCAACGTAGAGATGAATGATGATATCCTCTCGGGTATGAGTTTTGAGAAGTACCAGTACATCCATGATCGTATCGGTGATCGTGCCACTTCATCGGATGTGGTAAAGGAGTATTTGCGTAATCGGCAGTTCTATGATTCAATCGCCTATTAAATTCAAATCTGATCAGAAAGGAATCAAATGAATCTGCAATCTAAGATAGATTATTCCATCGCTTTACTTCGCAAATGTGAACAGATGGCACTTGATTACGACCCGGATAATGGCTTTTATTTAGCGTTCTCAGGTGGTAAAGATAGTCAAGCCCTTTACCATCTTGCAGTAATGGCAGGAGTGAAATTTAAGGCTCACATGAACCTTACAAGTGTTGACCCGCCGGATGTGATTCGTTTCGTGAAACGGAACTACCCGGATGTGGAACTGATTAAACCAAAGATGTCTATCTATGATATGGCTTTGAAAAAACACTTATTGCCTACAAGAACAATCCGGTGGTGTTGTGCTGAATTTAAAGAGATGTCCGGCGCTGGCAAGGTTACATTGATTGGCATTAGAAAAGCAGAAAGCGCCCGACGTTCTAAGCGTGAAGAGATTGAAATAGGCGGTCACAAATTTAGCGGCAACTTCGACCAATTCTCTGAACACAAAGAAAAGATGGTTACTTGCGTGGGAGGAAAGGATAAGATACTTGTTTCTCCGATAATTCACTGGACTGATAGGGACGTATGGCAGTTTCTGAATGGGAATAACATAGAGCATTGCTCATTGTATGACGAAGGCTATAAGCGCATCGGATGTATTCTCTGCCCAATGTCTAACTATAAGCAGAAGTTAAAAGATTGTCAGCGCTTCCCCCATGCGAAACGTAAATGGATTCAGACCATACAAAAGTTGATTGATGCTGGATACATCAACCACAATTTCACCGATGCTGAGTTTGGCTTTAATTGGTGGATAAGTGATAAAAGTTTCAATCAATATTACGCAGACGAAGTGTTGCAACAGAAAATTGAGTTTAACGAATAACAATAAAGAAATGAAGCAAAGTGAACTAACGCACGGTTCTCTATTTAGTGGGATCGGTGGCTTTGAATTAGGTGCTGAGATGGCCGGAATTGATACTTTGTGGAATTGTGAGATAGAAAAATTTCAAGGTGAAATATTAAAAACCAAATTTCCTTATGCAGAAAGATTCACAGATATTACAAAAACAACCGGTCTCCGATATGTGGACATCATTAGTGGAGGATTTCCGTGTCAAGACATCAGCGTTGCCGGAAAGCATGAAGGTATTAAAGGGAAGCGTTCCGGGTTATGGAGCGAAATGTATCGAATTGTACGGGAAGTTAGACCTAAATACGTCATCATTGAAAATTCGCCAGCTCTCACTATTTCCGGTCTTGAGCAAGTCTTATGCGATCTTTCCAAAATCGGGTTTAATGCGGAATGGCAATGTATATCAAACTACGCTTTTGGATACCCGCACAAAAGGGAAAGACTTTACCTTATTGCCTACTCCGACAAAATCGGATTACAAGGCGACATTTGCAACGATGGACGCTTTAATTCGATATTTAAAGAGTGGACATCAGATACGAGTGTCGGATATACTTGCGCAAAAAGGATTCTTGAAATCCCAGCGCATAGCATTGTTAGAAATGATGATGGGTTTCCCAATTGGACACACAGAGTTGGCTCGATAGGAAATGCTGTTAATCCTTGCGTTGCAAAATACCTATTTGAATGTATTAAAGGATTTGATAAACAATTAGTGTAAAACAAGATCAGAACTGGACCAATAAGATGAAGATACAAAACTTTAGTATTCCCCCCGAATGTCGCCATGCCTCTGTTGAGGCTGTAGACAATAGGTTAATAATCACATTTGAACCGGAGAATCTTTCAGATTTCTTCTGTCAGGAAACGGACCATGTAGAGCAGACTCCCAGGATCGGTGATTTAGCTTTGTTCTGGGATACCGCCTATAGAGGTTCCGCCATTATTGCCCGGCTGATAGATGAAGACCGTATAAACGGTGTACAGGCGTATCAGGCCGCCAATGATGTCTGGTACGAAAACGCCATCCGGTTTCGAAGTGACGAACAATACCGCTTAATAACTCAAAGGCATGATGTGGAAAAAGAAAACGACTGACTCAAAGAAGAAGTCTCCTAATCTGAAGAACAAGTTGGATACTGTGTTCAGCCGCTTTATCCGTTTACGTGACGCCAGGAAAGACGGAACATTTCAGTGCATCTCCTGTGGGAGAATGTTGCCTTTGGATCAGGCGGATTGCGGGCACTACATAAACAGACAGCACATGTCCACCCGATTCAGTGAAAAGAACTGCAATGCCCAATGCCGATCGTGCAATCGTTTCGATGAAGGCAACATGCAGGGTTATCGCCGTGGTCTGATATTGAAATACGGTGAACCTGCGGTTCTGTTGCTTGAATCCATGAAGAATCAGACAAATAAGATCTCCGACTTTGAGTACAGTGCCATGATCAAGTATTATCAGGGCGAGGTTAAACGTCTGAAAGAAGAGAAGCAGATACGCCAAATATGACATATATGGAACTTTTGAAAATATGAAAGTGATACATGTGTATTTGATCTTCAAAAAGAAGAACTACTACTTCGGTTCTCTCAGTGCCATTTTTGAGCATCTGGATGAAAACGACATAGGAATTAAGAAGCGCACATTGCTGCATCGTTCGGATGAATCCACCATCTTGACAGATAGGGCGATCATCATAAAATCAACCCTGCTTAGATGCAGGAAATCAACAAAGAAAATATGATTATGAAACCAAAGAAACAATTAATTGAAACAGCCGTAAAAGATGGCAGTATAGACAGAATGAATATGCTCCTCTCAGCCGCGCATCTGTTGAATTGCGAGGCAAACAGCCTGATAGAGGAAGCATCCGATGTCATGTTGGCCAAGGGTCTGTTACTTGGAAACCTGAAGAAGCTGCATAACGACTTTGTGAAATGTGCTGACCGCTATTTCAGAGAGTTCGCCACGCTTGTAACTACGGATAAATCCAAGATGGATATGTTTGGTGATTTGGATGGCTTCGACAAGTCATTTAGAGAGTGGGCCAAGGTGTCGGGCGATTGGGAACCTAAAAAGGAGGTTGAGTAATGAAAGATATCGAATTATTTAATAATCATTTCCAGAATTATAAAGTTTACGGGATTCCCAAAGCACAATTAATCATTGCAGATGTACCCTACAATCTTGGAAACAACGCCTACGCCTCCAATCCTTCCTGGTATGTCGATGGCGATAACAAGAATGGCGAAAGCGATCTGGCCGGCAAAGAGTTCTTTGATACAGATAAAGACTTCAGACCTGCAGAGTTTATGCACTTCTGTAGCCAAATGTTGATGAAAGAACCGAAGGAGAAGGGTAAGGCTCCCTGTATGATTATCTTCTGTGAATTTGAAGATCAGTTCAGATACATTGAACTCGGGAAACGTTACGGGCTGAATAATTACATAAACCTTGTGTTTAGAAAAGACTTCTCCGCACAAGTCTTAAAGGCAAACATGAAGATTGTCGGTAACTGTGAGTATGGTTTGCTTTTATATAGAGACAAACTCCCTAAGTTCAACAATGACGGACGGATGATATTCAATTGCTTCGACTGGGTGCGGGACGGTGAGACTCCCAAGGTGCACCCAACGCAAAAGCCGGTGCCGTTACTTCGTAGATTGATAGAAATATTCACCGACAAGGGTGATGTAGTCATAGATCCGTGTGCCGGTAGTGGTTCTACTTTATTGGCTGCCGCCCAATTGGGACGAAAAGCTTACGGGTTCGAGATTAAGAAGCAGTTCTTTGCTGATGCTAATAAATTGATATTATCACGTATTCAGCAATCGCTATTTGTATAACTCTCTTAATATCAAAAAATGAATATAAAACTCAGGATTTAAACAATACTGGTAACGATAGAGCAATTATGAAAGACAATTCATTTCAAGTCGCCATCAAGTCTTATCTTGATGAGCGTGCCAAGGCGGACGAACTCTTTGCCAAGGCTTATAACAAAGAAAACAAGAGTATTGATGAATGCTGCAGCTATATCTTGGGAGAAGCGAAAAAGCGGGGCGACGCGGTTGCCATCTCTGATGCGGAGGTATTCGGCATGGCGGTTCACTATTACGATGAGGATAATATCAAAGTAGAGAAGATACCCGCAAATACCGGATCCTCAGTCAGCGGGTTGTCTGCCTCTACGGTACTTACCGAGGAGGATAAGGAGAAAGCCCGTGAAGCAGCATTAAGACGCTTGGAAGAGGAACAGTATGCCTTGCTCAAGAAAAAGCCTACACGGGCAAAGAAAGAGATAATAGAAGTTCAACAGATGTCATTATTCTAAATTATGAAACCAAGGACCAAGTTACAAGTTCAGGTATTGGAGCAAAGCAGGTGTCTTCCTGATATTGATAGCTATATGCTTGCATGGGCTAAAACGGACTGCTTGGAACATAAAGGCTTTGCGACTAAATCACGGGTTGTTTGCATGGACTGCGGCCAGAGGTTCTCCCCGGATATTGTCAGGCGTAAACTGGCTGTATGCCCTCACTGTGGGGCAAAGTTGAAAGTAGAGCAATCAAGATGCACTACAGACAAACAGAGCAGGTATGTTGCGATCGCTGAGATTCATGGGGAGTTTCAGGTAATTCGGAATTTTGAGATTCGGGCGTACTATAAAGCCGGTGCGGTTCCAAAATACTTTATTAATGAGGTACTCCAACACTGGATACGGCAAGATGGAAAGAATACGGTTGTCGCATTGAATCACACTGTGAATTGGTATTGTGATTCCTGGGGCGGAGATATGGAGATACGTGTTGAACATAGACGTGGTTACTATTCTTCCGGTGTCAGGTATGATATTTATCCTTCCAGGCTGCATCCTGATTCTGAGTTCCGTCCGGATATAGGACGCTACGGTATAGACCACAGATTGCAAGGGCTTACGCCACTGGAAGCTATTAACATGATTCCTGATAACCCGAAAATGGAAACATTGCTAAAGGCAAGGAGGTACGAACTATTAGGGTATGCTTCAAATGAAAAATATAAGATTGAGCGTTATTGGCCGTCCATAAAGATATGCCTAAGAAACAAATACAGGATAAAGGATGTGAAAATATGGTTTGATTATCTTGATTTGCTTCGGTACTTCCACAAAGACCTGCATAATGCACACTATGTTTGTCCGGATAATCTTAAGAAAGAACACGATAAGTTGGTCATTAAGAAACGGCAACTTCAGGAAAAAGAAGAAGCTGAACGTAAACGAAAGAGGGCAATTGAAGACGAAGCTAAATTCAAAGCCCTCAAAGCTAAGTTTTTTGGGTTGCGATTTACTGACGGGTTTATTGAAGTGAGGGTACTTGAAAGTGTTCGGGAAGTCATGGAGGAAGGAGATGCACTTCATCACTGCGTATTTACGAATAATTATTACCTGAAGCCTGAATCCCTTATTCTCTCCGCCCGCATTGGTGACAAGCGTATCGAGACAATTGAGGTTGACTTGAAAACCTTAAATGTCGTACAGTCCCGAGGAGCCTGTAACCAGAACGCTGAATACCATGACCGGATCATAGGGCTTGTGGAAAAGAACACAAGGTTGATCAAACAAAAACTTGCATCATGAAAGGAGTCCTGCTTAAATGCAGGAAACATGTTAAACAATAACCAATGCCGGTACCAAAGGATGCCGTCGGGAGTGTGCCCCGGTTAAGTTTTATATTTTGCAAACCACTCCCCGGGGACTTCTCCCCGGGATTCGGATTCCCCCGGAGTGGGAGGCTTAAAACGCTCAGCTTATGAATATCCCCCAAACCATCCCGCGTATTGATTGCAAGGCATTCGCCAAATGCGGAAAGAAGTCTTTATCCCATTGCAGGCGGTATAAACTTACGGACGAAGAGTGTATAAATTGCCGGTTGGTCCATCGACGGGAAAGAAACAATTACCGTACTTCCCCCGACGGTCGTTTAATGAAACGGTGTTCCATCTGTGGCGAGTGGTACTATCTTCACCGTTTTTACCCCAGAACTTTAAATCGGGGAGAGAAGGTCTATTCCACCTTCAGTTCTGAATGCAGAAGGTGTAAGTCTTTGAAAGCATCAACCTATCAAAAAGCAAGGCGATGAATAAGAATAAGGGAAAAGAAGAGGAAATCAGGCAGAAGGTAAAGTGTGATTGCCGGCAATGCAGACGCGCCGGCCCGGTTGAGAATTTCATGGTGTATTGCCCGATACATGAGTGTGGCCGATCAACCGGCCTTAGAATGTGTGAGTATTTTATAGAGAAGAAGAGATGTTCGACAAGATAACCATAAAGGCAACGATTGACACGGCGGATATTGAGACGATTGTCTTGCGAAATTATTTGGAGGAGTGCACGGAAGGTGATGAAGTCTATTACAAGTCTACCGCTTACGCCAACTTTGACGGTTGTTTCATCGAGATTCGCGGTAACAGGTTACGGTGTACGTGTTCCATTTGCAAGCTCTATTCCAAGGGAAAGACCGGGAAACTGGACAACAGCCGCCCGATAACTTTCGCAATGGCTGTAAGGACAATCAAAGAGCTGCTGTTGAGGCTATGTGTCCGTATTGAGAATGCCGTGGTAACGTATTACGAGATAGGTATCACAATGAAGATGTCCCTTCCTGCCGATTCTTACATTAAACAGATGTATGAAGTCTCAGGAAAGCTCCTTTGGAACGATGCCAACTATTCGGCGTTCAAGCAACAGACAACGGAGAAAAGCAAGTATTTCCGGAAGATCCTGAAGGTCTATGATAAGAGCTTTGAGGCCGGGGAGAAAGGACGGAATGTCGGGGCTAACATTCTTCGTATCGAAACGATATACAAGCACCAGTCTGTTTCATTGATGGAGCTAACGGACAACCTCTTCTTGTCGAGGATCGGCCGTATATTCTATAAGGACTGGTCAGAAATATGCTTTACCAGAGAACTGTCTGCGGCCAAGGGCGTAAAGGTGTCCCAGCTTGAAAGGGCCAGGGAGATATACCGGATAGGAGTTACCCGGTACAAGGAGCGTTACAAGAAGCTTTATCTTTCGGGTAAGCTGACTAAAAAGCAATGGGAGACTATACGCAATTTTGCCCGTAGCTGGCCGGAAGAGCGTGAGAAGTACGTGGAGGAAATCGGTGACATGGAGCGTGAATTTAAGGACAAACTTTTATCAGGCTACCAGACAGGGATATTTACGCCCATTTGCAGAAAAATATAACATATTGAAAATCAGCATTTTATCTGTAAATACAAAAAGCACCTTATGGTGCGCAATTAAAATGTTGAAAATTAAGTGATTACGTTTTTAAAATCTAAAATTTAACACTTTTCGGCAACTTGTCCTATACAGCCCGCAGGGTTGTCGGGAACCGACTTATAAGGGCTGATAAATTATAATTTAAAAACTGAATATATGAAATGTGAAGCAGAAGGCAAAATTTTGGTGGAGCTGCCATCCACCGGTGGAGTTACCAGGGATGGTAAAGACTGGGAGAAGAGAGAGTACATCATGGAAACCAGCGAACGTTATCACAGCAAGATGCGCTTTTCCGTTTGCAGTTTCGATGGTCCTGTTGAGAACCCTCCCAAAGTAGGAGACAAGATCAGAGTTAACTTTACCGTTGAAGCCCGCGAATATAAAGGGAACTGGTATAATGAAGTAAGAGCGCATCGGACGGAGAATATTGAATGTTAAACTTATAAAGATATACGTTATGTTAGATTTGAATACCCTTCGTAACAGGGCTTATCAAAATGCCTGTGATCATGGATTTCATGATAGAGAATTGAGTGACAATCATTGTTTCATGCTTGTAATAACAGAGTTGTCCGAAGCTGTAGAAGCTGACAGAAAAGGCAGGCGGGCTGACAAAGCGGAATTTGAATCGGTTGTCAGTTCCAATTCCGATCATATGTCTGAGGCTTTTGTGGATGCTTTTGAAAGGCTGGTCAAAGATACGGTTGAGGATGAATTGGCTGATACGGTTATTCGTATGCTTGATATGGCCGGTCTTCGGGGTATTAATTTGAATGGTATATTCATTGTTGCATACATTGTAAGCAGGAAGAAGTCATTTACCGAGAACTGCTATGCTATCATCAAGGATATTGTGAATTACAAATACACAACGGAGGAATGTCTTAATTATGCTATTCGTCAGGTGTTTGAGCTTGCCGAATTTTACGATATGGATTTGGAGTGGCACATTGAGCAGAAGATGAAGTATAATGAACACCGTGGGAAAATGCACGGGAAGAAGTATTAACCAATGACATAAAAAGATATGAAGAAAAAGAAAGAAATAATGATTGAGTTGGTATACGATATTCCGGCTCTGATAAGAATACAGGAACTTTCCTTGATTGAAATAAAGAAGAAAATTCGTGATCAACAGGTTATAGATTTTCAAGAAGACATTCTAAGAGTTCTAAAGGCTGTAAACGAGATCGATTTTATTAATATGGACAGTAACTAATAGCTATAATTGATATGAATATGAAACAGACGGTTCAAGAAAGAGCAAAAGAAATGTGTGAAGCGTGGGGAATGGAAGATAACCACGGTTACAGCGTTAAAGATACCTTTCAAGTAGGTTTTGTGCAAGGCGCAAATTGGCAGGCAGAGCAATCTCCGTGGATAAAGGCTAAAGACCGGCTTCCATTTGTGGACGAGGATGATATATCAGAGCAGAGCGAACCAGTGTTAGTCATAGCTTCCGCCAAAGGACATTATGAACCCGAAATATTGGTTTACAACAAACATTACCATGTGTGGGACACAGCAGATGCGGATGATTACTGTTGTGATGTATCCGATAATGACTTATGGATGTATATCCCAAAGTTTAATTAGTGACAATACAGAAATGGAAACAACGATAGATAGTAATGGTCTGGGTGGATTTCAAACCAGGCAGGATCGGATACTGTGTATTCGTAGTCAAATTAATCGCAGCAGTGAAGAGTTAGACCGGATCAATGAAAAGCTGGGAGCTAAAGACACCCCCTTGGAAGAGTGGCTGCGTCTTTCGGATATCCGTAATAACCTGACGGTTTCTATACACCGGAAGGAGGAAGAGTTGTCACGGCTGACGGATAGCCGCCGGCTTGATCAGCCTAAGCGGGCGAATTATAATTATTGATATGTTTTAGAGGATTAATAAGTCGTATTGGAATGGGAAACAAAAGAAGGTCAGTCCGATTTGATGAACATACTTGGATGCTATTGAAAGAGGTATCTGAGAAAATGGGAGTCAATATGTCAGTTGTAATCAGGAGCATGGTTGCGCGCAGTTTGAGGGAAATAACGGATGATTCCGGTAATCTGATTCTAAATGAGAAACAGGTACAAGCGAAATAGTTATTATCCTAAGGTGGCCGAAGCAATCGGAAAGAATTATCTTAAGCTTCGATCGCTTTGTTGTGTCGAATTCGATACGTTTCATGGCTCACTATCTCGTGAGGACATCTTTCAGGACACGGTGCTTTATGTCATTCAAGATGTTGAGGCCAGCCTGTTAGAATCGGAAGAGGATATTATAAAACACTTTTGCTATCGTTACAAAATGATAGCATTTCAGATAATTCAAGATTCTAAACAATTAAGAGAAATACCATATGCCGACTATTTACAAACCCAAAAAGAGGGAACAGAAGAGCAATAATATGTATGATGATGCCCGTCGTAAGATATATAATTCAGAGCGATGGCGCAAGCTTCGAGCATGGAAGATGGTGAATAACCCTCTATGTGAGGTATGCTGGCAAAAGGGATTGGCTACACCGGCTGAGGATGTTCATCATATCGTGTCATTCATGACTACGAATGATCCTTTACAGCGTAAATCATTAGCATACGATTATGCCAACTTAATGAGCCTTTGTAAGCAATGCCATCAGAATATACATAACTCAAAATAATAACAAAAAAGTTATTGGAATATTTGCTTAATAACAATAATGTTATTATATTTGTAGTGTCAAAAAACAAAAGCAATATGGGAGAAAAACCGGTAAGTAAAGAACGGATAAAGTTAGAGAAGGATTTGCTGTTCTACCTTCGCTACTACAAAGAGCTACAGGACAGAGGGCATTATAAACAAGAGCTTGATTATCAAATCGAGTTATTAACGAAAAAGTTAAAGGAAATGTAAGTTGTCAACCGCCTCCCTTGAAAGACAGGGAGGCTAAATAAAGAAGTTATGAAGACAGATATAGAAAGACTAAAGGAACGCTTTGCCAATGCTAATACCGAAGCGGAGATTGAGGCAGTAGACAAAGAGATGAAAGCTTTGGCGGATCAAGATATGGATCAGTTTGCGGAAGGTTTGATAGAATGCATCAAGGACACCAACAAAGAAGCGGATGAAATATTACTAAGAGAGAAGTTGGAATCGGTGTTGCCGTTTATCTCTGTTTCAGCATTAGCCAAAACATATTTTAAGAGGTCTCCCCAGTGGTTTTACCAACGTTTAAATGGAAGTATTGTCAACGGGAAGCCCATTCGGTTTAATGATGCTGAGTTAAAAACCTTGGCCGGTGCATTGACCGATATAGGTAAGAAGATAAGTCAAGCTGCTGCTTTTGTTTTTTGACGATAACTAAGCAATAGTTTGTGGCCCCATCTGTAAAGGTGGGGCTTTTTTGTTCCACTTTTCGTGGAACTATATGTTAAAACGCAGTCTGCTATGTTCCACGGCAGTGTTTTCGTGAAACAATGTGTTAAAATCGAATTAATATTGTTCCACGGGTATGGGGTTGAATTTTGAGCAAATCGACTTCCGAAACCTCGCCCAACCCTTCTTCACACGCACGGAATTTTTTCAAATTTTGAATTTGTTAAAGCATTAACGTTTTATTTGTCGGACATTCATGTGGTTATTAGAAAAAACAGAATATGGTGAAATTTGTAATGCCCGATAATTTATCCGATGAAACACAGAAGTTTATAAAGGATGTGGTAAAAGAGCTAAATGCTAGAAAAGCTATTCAGAATATTGATCTCGGAGCTATTAGAATGCTTGCAACCAGCTACGAGATGTATATGCAGGCAACTGATATCCTGCTTAAAGAAGGCCCCGTTATTGAGATAAAATACGAAAAAGCAGCTAATCCGGCTCAAAATATTGCCACTAAAAACTATGCTCAGGTAATGAAAATCATGACAGAGTATGGTTTGACTATTAAAAGCCGTGGAAATATTAAGGCTATGAAATCAGAAGATAAAAATGATTCTCCTTTAGACCAATTTTTAAAGAAAGGGGCCCGTGAGAGACGATGAAAGGATACTATCAATATGCCGCTGATGTTAGAGATGGCAAGATTGTAGTGGGAGAGTTTATTAAGCAGGCCGTCGAACGGTTTTATGTTCTTTTTGAACGGGATGATATAGATTTTAGAGAGAATCGGGCGGATTATGTTATTGAATTTATTTCTTTGTTGAGGCATTACACCGGTCGTCATGCCGGAAAATCGTTTACGTTACTGCCTTGGCAAGAGTTTGCAGTAGCAAGTATCTACGGATTCTATAAAAAAGATGAGGATGGCTCTTGGTGCAGGTTGGTTTCATCTGTATACATTGAGATGGCCCGTAAAAATGGCAAGTCGGCTTTTGCGGCTGCACTTTGTCTATATCATCTTATCGCCGATGGCGAGTCGGCTGCGGAAGTCTACTTGGCGGCTAACAGTAAAGATCAGGCAAAGGTTAGTTTTACAATGTGCCGTAACTTTGTATCCGGGCTTGATCCTAAGCATCGGTATCTTGTGTCTTTCCGCGATCAAATAAACTTCGATAAAACATTGTCGTTTTTGAAAGTGCTTGCCGCTGATTCCAGCAAATTAGATGGCCCTAATCCGTCTATGTTTTTACTTGATGAATACCATGCGGCTAAAAATTCAGGTTTGAAAGATGTACTCCAATCCGGGCAGGGTATGCGTGATGATCCGATGAGTATCATTATCACTACCGCCGGTTTTGATAAATTGGGTCCATGCTACCAGTTTCGTGAAATGTGTACGGAAGTGTTGAAGGGCTTGAAAGAAGATGATACCCTTTTTGCTTTGATTTATGCTTTAGATGAAGGGGATGATTGGAAAAATGAAAAAGTGTGGGGCAAGAGTAATCCTAATTTAGGAGTCACAGTAAGGCCTAAATATTTGAGGGAACAGGTTCAAAAGGCAATAAATTCTCCTTCAGAAGAAGTCGGAATCAAAACGAAGAATATCAATATGTGGTGTGATGCGGAAACTGTTTGGATACCGGATCACTACATCCTTAATGCTTCTGCCAATCTTGATTTCGGGCAATTCCGAGACATGGATTGCTATGCGGGTATTGACTTATCAAGTACGAGTGACCTCACCTGTATGAGTTTTATGTTTCCGACCCAGGACAAATATTACTTTAAAACCCTGTATTATCTTCCGGAGGCGGCGCTACAAGAAAAACGATTTAAGGATTTGTATGGCGATTGGCGTAGGCAGGGATTGATCACCATTACGCCGGGCAATGTAACGGACTATGATTATATACTCAATGACCTGATGCGCATCCGGGACATTGTTTTCATTCAAAAAGTGGCTTATGATGCATGGAACGCAACGCAGTTTGTTATCAACGCCACAGATCAGGGGTTGCCGATGGAGGAGTTTTCCCAGGCATTGGGAAACTTTAACCGTCCCACAAAGGAAATGGAGCGCTTGCTATTATCCGGACGGGCAGTGATTGATAACAATGTCATTAACCGGCATTGTTTCCGCAATGTGATTATGGCACGGGATCGGAATGGAAATACCAAACCGTCGAAGCAGTTTGAAGAGAAGAAAATAGACGGGGTAATAGCCAAGCTGGAAGCCCTTGGCATTTATCTGATGTCTCCGAGGTACGGGGAATTCTATTAACTGTCGGACAATTCTCTGGTTAGATGGTAAAAGGAAAACAATGAAAATACCAATTCTAAATATTGAGATTAGAAAAGCGTCCAAACAGGAGGTATCTAATATAGCTGCTTGGAGTTCCGGTGGAAGATCGCTGTTGTTGAGCCGTGATAAGCCAATGTTGCTTTCTACTGTTTATCGGTGTGTGGACTTGATTTCTGACAGTGTGGCTGTCTTGCCATTAAAAACCTATCAATTGGATGAAGAAGGTTTTAAGAAGGAGTGTAAATGGCATCCGGCTTACCATGTTTTGAATACAGAGCCTAATGAAGATATGACCAGGTACGTCTTCTTTAAAACATTGATGGCCTCAGTCCTTTTAACAGGTAACGGTTATGCCTATATCGAAAGGGATGGGACGGATTTACAGCTAATCTATGTTCCTTCTTCCCAAGTGGGTATAGAATGGATAGTAGATGCGAAAGGCATTCGTAGGAAACGTTACAGGATTACAGGGTTTAAGGATCTGGTAGAGCCTAAGGATATGATTCATGTATTGAACTTTTCTTATGACGGAATCATTGGGGTGTCTACGCTGACCCATGCCCGGAAAACGCTGGGTATCGCCTCTGACAGTGAGGCGCATGCCGCAGGATTCTTTAAGGGTGGCGGTAACGTGGCGGGTATCTTGGCATTTGAGGGCCGCTTGGATAAAAAACAAAAAGACCAGATCTATGAAACTTGGGAAAATCGTACTTCTTCTGTAGGGGGGAAACCCAATGGCATTGCTGTGCTTGAAGGGAATATGAAGTACCAGCCGATCACTATCAGTCCCAAGGATTCGCAACTATTGGAGTCCAGGGAGTTTAATGTGGTGGATTTATGCCGTTTTTTCTCCGTCTCTCCTGTTAAGGCTTTTGACCTGTCTAAATCGAGCTACTCCACTGTTGAGGCTACGCAGCTTCAATACCTGACGGATACGGTGCTGGCTGTCATTACCAAGATTGAGCAGGAGATCAATCGGAAAGTTTTTCTTAAATCCGAACGTGGCCGGATATTGGCTGAATTTGATACATCGGCAATTTTGCGTACAGACAAAAAGGCGCAGGCCGCATATGCAAAGGATATGTTTTATGTTGCAGGGATGACACCCAATGAAATTCGCCGGGAGAATAATTTGCCCCGATTAGAAAATGGAGATAAAGCCTTTGTGCAAGTCAATACACAAACATTAGATCGTGCGGTAGCCGACCCTGTCATAGATAAAAATTCCAAGTTGTCCGACAGTTCTGTGGTTAATGAAGAAAAGGATTGATTATGGATGAAAAGAGAGAAATAAGAAATACTGCCTATCAAGTGGTGTCAGACGAAGAAAAGCGCACCGTTGAAGGGTATGCTTTGCTTTTTGGCGTGTCTTCGGACGGTTTAAGTTTTGAAGAGGTGATTGAGCATGGAGCTCTGGATGGTGTTATTGAGAAAAGTGATGTATTTGCGTTGCTAAACCATGACCAAAGTCGGGGGATTCTTGCCCGATGCAATCGGGGGACTGGCTCGTTGACATTATCTATTGATAGCAAGGGATTGAGATACCGTTTTGAGGCTCCAAAGACTGGGCTCGGAGATGAGCTGATGGAAAATATCCGGAGAGGCGAGATCGCCGAGAGTTCTTTTTGCTTTGATGTAGAGGAAGAGACTTGGGAAAAGAAAAGTGATGGAACATGGAAGCGGACAATATTGAAAATAGATCATTTATATGATGTCGCGCCTGTATATAATGCCGCATATAGCAAAACATCGGTTTATATGAGAGGCAAGGAGCAGGCCGAAGAAGATTTTCGTAAACAGGAAGAACAGAGAAAATCCGGAGAGTTGGATGAATATTACGAGAATATAGAAAAATTATTGAACAAGGATTTTGAAGGGGAAACCACCTGCGAAGAAGAACGTGAGCTCCGCCGTTTTTTCACCCGGGGCATCATACC